ACCTGCTGAACCGAATGGACCTGGTGATCATTGACGAAGCCCACAAGCAGACCTTCAACCCGCTACTTGCAAGCATCCCCGCTAAGGCTGTTGTCATCGGGGCTACTGCAACGCCGCTGCGTCGGGGGAACCAAGAGTGCCTATCCAAGTTCTATCAGGCGATCCACAACCCTGTGCAGGTCGGGGAACTGATACGCCAAGGGTTCCTTGCAAGCCCCGTCACCTACGGGACAAATATGGATCTATCGGGAATAGGGATGCGGGGCGATGACTACGACACCCAGCAGATGGCTACGGTGTACTCCAAGCGGAGGGTGTTTGACGGCGTGGTCCAAAACTACGGGAGGCATTGCAGAGGGAAGAAGGCGATCGTCTTTGCCAGCAATATCGCATCAAGCAAGGAAGTATGTGCCGCTTTGCACCTTGCAGGTTATAACGCCCGGCATGTGGATGGGACCATGAACAAGCAGGACCGTGCCGATGTGCTGGCATGGTTCAAACACACGCCCGACGCTATCCTTTGCAACTGCGATTTAATGACCACGGGTTTTGATGAGCCAACCATTGAGGTGGTTATCCTATACCGAGCAACCGCAAGCCTGCCGCTATTCATGCAGATGGTGGGCCGTGGCTCCAGGGTGACACCTACCAAGAAGGAGTTCACCATCCTTGACTTCGGGAACAATGTCAACCACCACGGGTTTTGGGAAGCCAATCGTGATTGGTCCCTCAAAAAGAAACGCAAGAAGAAATCCGATGGCGTTGGCGGTGCGAAGAACTGCAAGGGCTGCGAGGCTATCATCCCCGTGGGGGCTATGAAGTGCAAACATTGCGGCTACGAGTACCAGCGCAAGCCGCAAGAGCAGGGCGAGATGGTGGACCTGCACCTGATGACCAAGGCACAGGGCATGCAGTTGGCCACGACCAGCAACATGTACCTAAAGGCACAACTGGCCAAGGCCAAAGTAATTTCACCGTTCTGGGTCCTTCACAACCAATGCAAGAGCAAAGCCGAAGCCTTGGAGTTCATCCGCTACATGGGCTGGAAGCCAGGCTGGGCGTTCCACAACAAAGACCGTTTTCCTATATTAAAGTAACCCCATGCAAGAGTTCAAGATTCAAGCCGAGTGTTTCCAGTGGCACTGGAACACCTTTCCCGACCAGCGGGGCCGATTGTTTACTGTAAACAACAACGCACCGTCTGCCTATGCGGGGAGCGTCATGAAGGCCATGGGAGTGGTGGCGGGGGTGAGCGACATGATATACCTGTCCAATGCTGGGGCCGTATTCTTGGAGTTCAAAGACCCCAAGGGCAAGCAGTCCCTGTCGCAGAAATGGTGGCAGGGGGTCGTTCAAGAGGCAGGGTACAGGTACGAGATAATCCGAAGCGTGGAAGATTTCCAACGGGTGTTGGCTGAATGTGGGTAGAGTGTTTATATCTTTGACCCATGCACCGCTTACTGCTCCTGTTCCTGCTGACCTCCTGCACCAACGACCGCCCGTGGCGGGTGATTGAGGTACGGCCCAAGGGGAATGCCTGCGAGTATGTGCTTTCTCGGAGCAATGGCTTCGGCCCGCAGATAAAAAACAAGACCGCACCATGCGGGAAGTATCGATTATTCCAAACCATAAACCCCTAAACCAATGAAACCAACACCCACCGATTTCCGACGCTGGCAAATCCACATCCGCAAGGAGTGCGTGAACTGCAGCCGCCCCGACCGCTCCGAAACCATCAAGGCTTGGTCCGTCAACTGGACGCTGCTCGGTAGAATCCTCCAAGCCAAAAACGCCTAAGCCATGCCCTGGATAAGACCCCAAGACCAAATGCCCAAGGAGGGCGAACCCGTGCTGATTACCGATGTGGAAGGACTGCAAATCGTTGCTTGGTTTAATTACGAATATGATAAGTGGTACTGCGAGGAACACTCTTGGTTTACAAGCGAAGTCCTTTACTGGATGCCCATCCCCGAAATCGTTTAAGCCATGACCCCAGCACTCATCCACCACCTCGTTGACACCACCGCCGCCATCTTCGGCATCACGCCCGACCAAGTACGCTCCGCATCAAGGGAACGGCCCTGCGTCATTGCTCGCAACATCGTGGCCGACATCGCCTACAACGAATACCTGTTCACTTTCATGGCCATCGGGAAGGAGTTGAACCGCCACCATTCCACGATAATCATTAACCTTGAATCCTTCCACAACGATTGCAAGGCCAAGCCTCAACTGCGGTACCTACGGAGGCAAGTTTTCAACAATGCCCAAGAGTACTTGCAGACCGCTGAAGGGGCGTACATAACTGATACTCTGCAACTTACGAAGCAAGAGTAGGGGCAAAACGCCCGCATCCCCAAGGGGTCAGCCTAACCGCTGGCCCTTTTTTTTTGCAATCTTTGCGTATGCAGTCAGCCGACCAAGTCATCCTTGACCTCTACCGCACGGGCGAAATCCGCAAAGCCTGCCTCACGATTACAGGCGGCGACCCGCTTTGGAGGGATTTGGAACAGGAGTGCGTCCTCATCCTATTGGAGAAAGACCCCGCCAAGATTCTGCAAATACAGGAGCAGGGCTACTTCAAGTTCTATGTCGTTCGGTTGCTGCTCAACCTGTACCGAGGCAAGAATAACCAGTTCGCCCAAAAGTACCGCCACCACGACCTGCTCGAAGAACTGGACCCCGATTCCCCTATCCCCCAGTCCGAATACGATTCCCTCATGGACGACTTGTGGGCCATCGCAGAAGCAGAGATGGACACCTGGGCCAAGGACGGAGCGTTCCCCTACGACAAGGAACTTTTGAAACTGCACCTGCGGACGGGGAACATGAAGAAACTTTCACGGGACACGGGCATACCGTATCGCTCAATAATCTATTCCATCGACCAAGCCAAGGCCAAAATCAAGGCCGCCATTCAATCCCATGGACACGCTGATATTTCCCCTGCTGATTAGTTCCCTGACCGCCCTCGCCATTGCCGAGTACCGTGTCCTTCCCCGTTGGTTCTACCACACCTGGTTCGGAAGGCACAAGCCGTTCAGTTGCGTCACCTGCCTCACCTTTTGGGTGGCGGTGGCCCTGACCTTGCCCACCTGCGGATGGGTCCTTGCCCCTGTGTACGGCCTTGCCTCTGCGGGGCTAACCGTTGTCATCCTGCAACTCACGAACCGATGACCCAAGACGAATACCTCCTTGCCCAAAAGCACCGCCATTATTGGGAGCAATACCAAGCGGCCCTGTTCATGCGGCTATCCCCCGAAGCGGTCCATGATTTGCAGACTATCTTGGTGGCCCACGGCAGACCCAATACAAATTGGTGGTGCGCTGACTGCGTAAAATCGGCCCTCCAATACATTTACCAAGAGGCGGACCTATTCGCCGAAGCCAATCACCACACCGTTACCCATGCCCTCAACAACCCCAACCCGTGACCAGTTCCAAGCCTATGCCGACTACGGCGAAGGCGTGCGCAATAACGCCAAGCGGGGGATTGAACTTAACGAGCGGAATGGGAACAAGTGCGCCACGCAGACGGGCAAGGTCCGAGCGCAGCAACTCGCCAACGGGGAAGGGATTTCCCTTGAAACGGTTAAGCGGATGCACTCCTACCTTTCACGGGCTGAAACCTACTACGACAACGCTGACAGTTCCAGCGACTGCGGCTACATCTCCTATCTCCTTTGGGGTGGCAAAGCGGCCCTTGGGTGGAGCAGGAATAAACTACGGGAACTTGGCGAACTCGACTAAAGCCCCCAACGATGAGGCCCAAGTCCAAGCCCGCATGGATTTGCTGATGATGGTGATAACCACCCTCTGCGACTGCATTGGGGCGGTGGACGATTCCAACTCCCCGAACGCCTTTGCGGTGAAGATGAAAATCGTGGACAAGATTGACGAACTGATTGATAAAATCGAATACTGATGGGAGCAGGAAGGCCACGGGTATTTGCGAACCCCCAAGAACTTTGGGAAGATTTCAGCGAGTATTGCGTCAATACAAAGAAGCAACCCATCCTTGTAAAAGATTGGATTGGCCCCAAAGCCGTGGAGGTCTTTCGGGAAAAAGAAGCCCCATTGACCATGGAGGGGTTTAAATTGCACCTTTGGGACAAGGGTATTGCTGATGGGGGGAGGGACTATTTTAACAACAAAGGGGGAGCATACGAAGAATTTACCGCAATCTGCCAGCGCATAAAGGAAGCCATCCGAGCCGACCAAATCAAGGGAGGTATGGCGGGCATCTACAACCCCTCCATCACCCAGCGTTTGAACGGGTTGGTGGAAAAGCAGGAAACGAGTATCACCATCGAGCAGCCGCTTTTTGGCGATGGACTTTAAGTACACCACCGCCATCAAGAAGATTCGGGCGATGACCGCTCGGAAGAAGGTTATACAAGGCGGCACAAGTGCGAGCAAAACATTCGGCATCCTTGCGGTCCTGATTGACCACGCCGCTCGGTTCCCCAAGTCGGAGATTTCGGTTGTATCCGAATCCGTGCCTCACCTACGACGGGGGGCCATCAAGGACTTCGCCAAGATTATGCAATGGACCCATCGTTGGGTTCCCGACCGCTGGAACAAGACCCTCCTGCAATACAACTTCGCCAACGGGTCCACCATTGAGTTCTTTTCCGCTGATTCGGAAGCCCGCCTCCGAGGGGCAAGGCGGCAGGTCCTCTACATCAACGAGGCGAACAACATCGACTTCGATTCCTACTACCAGTTGGCGATTCGTACATCACAGGAAATCTACATCGACTTCAACCCCACCCACGAGTTTTGGGCGCACACCGAGGTCCTCCCCGAAGGGGATGCGGAGTTTCTCATCCTGACCTACCAAGACAACGAGGCCCTTCCCGATACGATTCGGAATGACATCGAACTGAACCGCACCAAAGCCGAAACGAGTGCCTACTGGGCGAACTGGTGGAAGGTGTACGGGTTGGGGCAGGTCGGGACGCTCCAAGGGGCGATATACGGCGATTACACGGTGGTTGAGGGTATAGACCCAAGCACGATGAAGTTCGTCGCCTACGGGCTTGACTGGGGGTTCAGCAACGACCCTACGGCATTGGTCGCCGTGTACCGCAGGGGTGACGACTTGTTCGTGCATGAGTTGCTCTACCACCGAGGCCTGACCAACTCCGACATCGCCACAAGGTTGAAGGAGTTCGGCATCACACGGGCTTGGGAAATTGTGGCCGATTCGGCAGAGCCAAAGAGCATCGAGGAAATCTACCGCTTGGGCTTTAACATCAAGCCCGCAAGCAAGGGTCCCGATTCGGTGAGGCAGGGGATAGATGTGGTCAAGCGTTTTAACCTTCATGTGACCAAGGATTCGGTCAACTTGATTAAGGAACTCCGCTCCTACACCTGGGCGACCGACAAAGACGGCAAGGACACGGGGGTCCCGATTGATTCCTACAACCACGCCTGCGATGCCCTGCGTTATGTGGCCCTCAACAAATTGGCGGTCAGTAATTCGGGGAAGTACTTGGTGGTGTAACTTTGCGTAATTAAACCCCCATAAAATGAGCAACTTTTTCACAAGATTGATTGACGAAAGCACGGAGTT